GTGCGCTTCGGCGTCGGGGATGGTGGGATCGTTGGCGAGGGTGTCGAGGATGGCGTGTTGTTGGCGTGTCCATGCGATCTTCTCGTCGTAGTCGATGACGCGGCAGAGGTACCATCGGGCTTTTTCGAGGTCTTCGACGGGTCGGCCCTTGCTGTGGTAGCGCCAGAGGTATTTGATGGCGTTGCCGAGGCAGAAGCTGGTGTCGGCGGTCAGTTCGATGCACTCCGTGCCCGGGTGCGAGCGTGTGTAGTGGTTTGGTGAGTTGACGGGGTCGTTGGCCCATGTGGTGGCGTGCATGCTTACCAGTCCTTTTCGAGTTCCCGGCAGTCGGGGCAGATGGATGACGTGGTGTCGTTCATTCGTTGCCTTTCTTGATGTTGATGTGGGTGGGGAGGTCTTCGGGTGGCGGGCATGAATGCCATTGGCCGTCGGTGTCGAGCAGTATCCAGCCGCGCCGGCAGCTGTACACGGGCACTTGGCTTGGCTCGGGGTCGTAGCTTTTGAGCAGGTAGCCCAATGCTCGGGCTTGTTCGGGGTGTTGGTGGATCCATCCGTGGCATCCGGTGCTGTTGTCCGTGCCGCACACGTCGATGACGTTCGATGGCGCGTGCCGTTCGGGGTCGCCGTATGTCTGGCTGCGGCGTTTCCTGTGGTGGTGGCTCATGCCGGGCCAGTTTCCCGCACGCAGGTATCGGTCGCACACGATGCACCGGTTGGACTCGCGGCCTTCCACGAGGCGCAGGGTCTCGGATGTGGGCTGGTCGCTCATGCCTGGCTCCTTTCGTTGATTTCCTTGACGAGCCTTGCGGCCACGGTCTCCGGCTCTTCGCCGGTTTTGACGTGGGCCCAGAACGTTTGTTCGACGCTGTCCGTCCACGTGCCTGAGGGGACTTGGCTGATGGCGTGCTGTTGGAGCCATTGGCGGGTGATGCCGCCCCATTCGGTGCGGTTGGGTTTGCTGGGCAGGTGGTCGACGTATTGGCCGTTGCGTAGCCATCGGCTCATTTTGGGCGCGTATCGGGGTTGGTCCACGGTTTTGGCGTAGCTGATGACGGCGCCGATGAGGTCTTTGGGCTGGCATGGCGGCAGGCCGTCCAGGCCTTGGATGGCGGCGTGGAACGCGGTTTCGGCTTCCTTGCGGCTGCCGGTGTGGCTTGGGTAGGCGTTCCACGCCGTGGTGAACGGGTCGGCGAGCATCCGGTCTTCGAGCTGGGCCAGGGGCACCCGGTTCGGTTCTGCTTCGGTTTTCGGCGCGGAGGGGTTAGGGGAGGAAATAGGTATGGTTTGGTTAGGTATGGTAGTGCTTGCGTTTTGCTTCCCTGATGTTGAAGCAGTCTGCTTCGCGTCTGCTTCGTTCTGCTTCACGTTGGTTGAAGCAGTCTGCTTCGTTTCATCGGAAGCGTTCTGCTTCGCCTTTGCTTCGGCTTTCGCTTGTCTTGCAAGGCCTGATGCTTTTCCTCCCGCATGTCCGGCGTTGACTTTCTTGTTGTGAAGTTCGGCCGCTTCCTCCGGGGTCAATGGCTTTTTCTGGTTCTTGAAGCTTCCGAACACGGCCAATCCGCGACGGGTCACGACCGTGTATACGCCCTCGGACACTTCTTCGAAGAGCCCGTTTGCCACGAGTTCGCGCACGAGACGCAACGTTCCGCCCACGTTCTTGACCCTTTTCAGGTCGAAAGTGCCGTCGAACTCATCGGGTCTTGTGTACATCTGGTGGTCGCACCACGTCACCATCGTCACGTACAGGCCGCGCGCGGCCATGCCGCTGTCCTGCACGTTCGGGTCGAACGCGAAGGTGCTGTCGACACTCACCGACATGACACACCTCCCAACCGTGCGATAATCAACGCATGAGCAACGAGGAAAAAACCCGGTACAGCATGTGCGTTTCCATCGATTTCGAACAGCTCACCTATGGCGAGCTGCGTCGTTTCGTGGAATTTACCGCAGATCGCGCGGATGACGAGTTCGTCCCTCTTGACGAGCGCAGCGGAGAGGCCACGGGCTTCATGGATTACATCGACGCCGAACGCATCAATCCCGCCCGTTCGGGCGAATCCGAGGAATAGCAAACGCCTTCCCCTTCCAAGAGCCACGCCGCAAGGCGTGGCTCTTTTGCTTGGCATGGGATTCCACGTCATAATCACTCCGCCTCTTCGTCCTCGGCGGGCAGATATTCGCCTTCGAGCGCCTTGGTCTCCTCATCTGAGATGGGGTATCCGAGGTCTTCGAGCGCCCGATAGTAGGCCTGGGCGATGGTGATGTCGTCCTTGTCTGCCCACGTGCTGTGGTCGATGATGGCTTCCATTTGGGCGCACAGGATGAGCAGGAGCTCACGGTTCGCGGCCCCCTCCACGTTCTGACGGCGATGCAGTTCCGTGAGGTTCTGCTCGCAGTAGAGGTCCACGTCGCCGTCCTCGATGACCGGCAACGGCGAGGTGGTCAGCGCGTTGTAGGCGTCGAGCACCCTCTCGTCGTTGTCCCACCTGCGGCTGGCGATGAGGCCAGAATAGCCGTCGGTGCCGGTCAGGACGAGCAGGCTCAAACGGGTGTTGGCTTTGCGCAGTTGTCCGCCGTTGAACCGAGTGGCGTGCTCCCTGATCCAGACGAGACGCAATTGCGCGGCATCATGCTCGAAGCGTTTCCGCCGGTCCAACCGTTTCTCGGCCAAGGCTTTCTCGCGTTCACGGGCCGCGTCCCTGGCATCGCGTTCGGCGATCTGTGCGGCGCTCATGCGAGGGAACGCATACACCGTGGTGTCGGCGACGCGCACCACGGGCCCGTCCGTCGGATGCTTCACCCGCCACTGCTTCCACCAGTCGGCCAGATCCTCGGGCCGGCCATGGAACGTATCGCAGAACCCGCATCCATCCGGTATCGACCACACGGAACCGGATTCAGGCTCTTCCACCGGCACTTGCAGCTCGAGGAACACGGCACGCACTGCCACACGCCACGCCTCGCCCTTCAACCGTTGACGCAGCTGATTGGCCTTCCACGCCCAATTGTTCGACCCGGCCTGCGAAGCCAGCTCCCTCATCATGTCGGGATGCTCCTCGAACTCCGCCAACTCATCCAACTGGGCCAGAGACAACTGCGCGAACGCCTTCGACCCGGAACGCACATCAGCCGGAATCCGAGCGATCCGCAACCGGCCACGCACGAACGACTCGCTACGACCCGTCTTCGACGCCAACTCACCCACGTTCACGCCCAGGTCGAGCAAACCCTGATACCCGTCAGCCTCCTCCAACGGCGTCAAATCGGAACGCTGGCAATTCTCCACCAGCATCAGCTCGCGTTCGGTCTTCGCATCCAACTCACGCACCACACACGGCACAGACTCCAAACCAGCCAACTTGCACGCCGCCAAACGACGATGACCGATCACCACACGAAACAGGCGCTCGCCGTGCTCCTCGTGGTCGGGTGTGACCACGAGCGCCTGCTGCAGGCCCTGTTCCTTGATGCTGTCGGCGAGTTCGGTGACATCGCCCACGTCCCTGCGGGGATTGTTCGGGTTCGGGATGAGGTTCTTTACGTTGATGTCGATGATGCTGATAGCCAACTGATCGGGTCACTGCTCCTTGATAGACGTGCTGAGATTCTGATGTGCGGGCAGGTGCGGCAGACGCTTCCTGCGACGGCGTTGGCGCTCATGCTCCAATTGCTGGCGTCCGTGCTTGCGTTTTGCCACGGTTCACCCCTCCTTGATCTCACCGGTATCCGGATCCACATCCCCACCCGAAGTGGGCAAATCACGCCACGGATCCAACAGACTGCGCTCGATATCCGCCTTCACCACGCGCTCGCGGGCCTCGACCGGATAGTTGATGAGGTCGTTGACCGCGTTGGCGGCGTCGAAGATGTGCTGCGAGAGATCGCAGGCGTCGTACAAGGCGTCGGTGATGGGGTCGATGTTCTTGTATTTTTCGATGTATTCATCCTTGGTGGCCAGGTCGAGCATCTTGCTGGCCGCGATGCGGAACGCGGCCGCGGCGTCCTTCATGCGTGATGCCTTGGCTGTCAGGGCGAGCAGCATGAGCGGCGTGATCTCGTCGGGTATCAGCGCGTCCTGCACGCCATCGGTCTTTTTCTTTCGTGACATTGAATCTCCTTAGAATTCGGGGTCGGAATCGTTTGACGGGAAATCGTTGGAAACGCCGAACGCGGTGCCGGGCGTCGTGGCCGGCGCCTGCGCCCACGGGTCGCCTTCGGGAGCGCCGAGGTTCTGCGCGGGAGTCGGGGAGCCGTCCTGCCAGCCCTGTTGCTGGTTGGCGGGTTTGGCCGGGTCGCCATACGTGCTGCCGCCCGAGTAGCCGCGTCCGGACTGCACGCGCGTCACCTGCGCGGTCGCGTACCGCAGCGAGGGGCCTATCTCATCGATGGTCATGTCGATGACGGTTCTCTGGGAGCCGTCCTGCGTCTGATACGAATGCTGCTTCAGCCGGCCGGTGGCGATCACGCGCATGCCCTTGTGCAGGGACTGGATGCAATGGCCGGCCATGTCGCCCCATGCGGAGCAGCGCATGAACAATGCCTGCCCGTCCTCGAACTGGTTGGCCTGCCGGTTCCAGTTGCGCGGCGTCGAAGCGATCGTGAAGCTCGCCACGGTCGCCCCGCCGCCCGTGGTACGCAGCTCGGGGTCGGCGGTCAGGTTGCCGACGATGGTAAGAACGGTCTCTCCCGCCATCACGCATCACCATCCAACGCGCGCAGCAGCGCAACGGCGGCGGAACGCGCCTCGTCGGCCAGGTCGAACAGCTCCC